GGCGTGGTAAAAACGCTTCTTAAGGATCGGGGCTGGACCCACTGGCTCAAATATCCGGGCATTGAATACGTTGAAGGAGACGATATTGTGGCAAGCGCTGTAAGCGATATCTGGAAGGACAAAGCTGTGGACTTCGTGATGAAGTTCCAGACCGCAATCGGCATTACGGTCGATGGAAAGGCTGGGACGCAAACAAATGCAAAACTGGATCAGCTTCTGGCCGAGAATAATGATCTGAAGACCAGGCTTAATGAAATCAGAGTGAAAGCTACTCTGTAAGGAAGGGAGGATACATATGAGCGCGAAAGACCGCCTCGCAAAGCTGATTGATATCAAGAGTATCGTAACTATCATCTCAACTGCCGTATTTGCCTATCTTTCAGTGATAGGCAGAATCAGCGAGCAGCAGTTCGTAACAATCTTCATGATGATAACGGCCTTTTATTTTGGTACTCAATCCAAGAAGAACGAAAATACCCCGTCCTAAGTGGACGGGGTTATTTTTTATTGTTCAATTAACTTGAGATCATATGAATCGATGCCTTCTACGGGGAAAAACACCGATATCTCGGCGCTTTCTATATCATCCGGATCAACCGTAATAGATGATGATTCCTCAGTTAAAATCGGGCTTTTATTCTTATCATAGAAAATTGCCTTAACTTTGAGAGTATGAGATATAGAATCATTGTTCTTTACCGCGCATGATACTTTATATAGATAAGGGTTGCTTGTGTCTAACGTATGACCGGATATAACTACCTTGGAGAAATCTCCTTTAGGTTTTTCAGTTTCACCTCTTAATGCTCTTACATCCTCAGCTGTCCACGGCGTTCTTGATGGGGTAGTTGTTGGGGTTGGGGTTTCTGCTAAAGCGCTTAGAACGTGGCGAGTTTTGCCTGTGAATCTATCGACTACATAGTTACCAGAAACATAATAGCGGTGAGAAAACGCATAAATAACTACTGATATTAAGATCAGCACACCAAATATGATTATAGCCCATGAACGTTTCATAAATTACCACCTACTGGAATTATATAACAATTGTATATTATGGTCAAATAGCTGAAATGGCAAGACGCTAATAAAATATAAAAGGGGCCGAAGCCCCAATTTTCCCCCGCTGGACAGTATAAATTATATCATATTTACAAATATATACAAGTATAAAAGGTGACCTTCTAAAATCGTTTCTGAGGCGTTTTTTTGATGATGGTAATATAAAATCATGTCCTAAATAATCAATGATAACCTATTGGCACCCATTCTTAGGTACCAATAGGTTATCATTGATAATTATAGCTTTGGAAGCTTAGGATAGAGAACGAGATCAAACTCATCTGGTCTATTATGCCATCGACCATTCACAGTTTTTGTATAGACGGCTTTCTCTAATACTTCTTTAAGGAGTTCATTCTTAAAAGCTGGGTCATCGGTAGTATTATATAGTTCAAGAACATTTTCAACTTTTGGGATTATTTCATTCTTGCTTTTCTCTCTCATCTCTTCCTGTCGAAGCTCATTAAGGAGATCCTCTTTATTTTGCTTCGCTTCCTTTATCCTTTCATTAATTACTCTGGACCGTTCAATGAAGATATCAGTCGAATATACACCTTGCTCAAGAAGATCGTAAATATTGTTATATTGCTTTTCAAGTGTTGCCAGCTCATCCTCGATCCTTTTAATAGATCTTCTGATAACTTCGATCTGAATATCATCATCCAGTCTTTGAGTTGCTGACCTGTCCAAGTTCAGTTTATAGTTCTGCAGCCATTTCCCCAGGGCATCAAGCAACCGCTCTTCTACGTAGGATAGCTGCGAACTCACATTAGGGCATGCAGTGTTTTGACAGATCAGTGAATCTGGCTGCCTGCCTCCATATGGTCTACGCACCATATTCCGGCCGCAAAAGCCACATTCAACTATACCAGCAAGAGGATTCTTTATTCCTAAATCTTTTGGACATGGTTTGGGAGGGTTTTCAGCAAGATATTCCTGTGCAAGTTTCCAGGTTTCAATATCAATTATAGGTTCATGCAAACCATCAACAATGATCCAATCATGTCGAGTAGCTCTCGGCCTTATCTTTTCCATTTTGCCATTGATCATTTTCTTTATCTGAGGCCTAAAGTTCCAGCGAACTTTTCCAATATATACAGGATTCCTAAGTATATCTCTTACAGTTGATGGTACCCAGACATCACCTTTCATTGGCGGGATATGCAGATCATTAAGCTTACGGACAATGAGAGATACTCCCAACCTCTCAAATGTACCATCTTCTTTTTGCTCTCCCCGGGTATATAAGTTGTAAATTAGTTTTACAACTTCAGCTTGCTCCGGGTTTAGTATGAGAGTATATCCTTTTTGCCCTTCGAGCTTTTTACGCACATAGCCATAGGGTGGTTTATTTCCGACCCATTTGCCTTCTTTTACTGAGGCAATACGCCCGCGCTGCAATCTGCGGTTAATGGTTTTATATTCCCGGCGGCTCATAAAAAGGCCGAACTCAAAGTATTCTTCATCGAACTCATTGTTGGGGTCATAAATTTTCACTGGTGTAATTATTTTAGTATTAGAGTATTTGAAGGTCTGGGCAACAATACCCTGATCTATAGTATCACCACGGGCAAGACGTTCCACTTCCATTACCAATACGCCTTCCCACATACTCTGCTCGACCTCGACAAGAACTTGCTGCATAACAGGACGAGAAGCAATGGTTTCTCCGGAAACAACTTCACGGTATATTTTAGTTACATTTATTTTTAGTTTTTTAGCCAGTTCCAGAAGTGCCTGCTCATGGCGCTTCAATGTTTCGCCTTCGCCTCTGGCTTCAGCTTCAAGATCAGCACGAGACTTCCTCAAATATATACAATATGGCATCCTTTAGAATCCTCCTACCATATAGTCAGGATCCAGCCAAGCATTGCGCAATTGTTCCACCATTTTATAGCGTGGATCCGAGTTAGGGGTATACCAGGTTCGCCGATAGGCCATTATTTCTAAGGCAATTTCAGCTTGTATCTCTTTGTATAGTGCATTCTCTTTAATATGAGCTATTTTATTATAGGCAGCCTGGGAAGAGACCTCGTAAATTTCAGCAACTTCTCTTGCGCTGTATTTATGCCATAGTATATCTCTGGTAGGCATAAGCAGTTCATCTACGAACACATTTGCTTCTCTTTCCATTATATATTCCAGATACAGTGAATTGTCAGTATACGTAAAGTGACCAAGCAAAACATGCCCTAATTCATGCGCTACAGTAAATTTGAACCTGGTAGGACGATACTCAAACAGATTCTCATCGGCAAATATCCTGTACAGGGATTTTTTCTTATCATAACATGAAAAGCCTGGTATTCCTTTAAGGTCCGTTATTTTCAATGTAATAGACTTTTCCAAAGAAGTGATAATCTCTCGAATGTCAATTGCTGTTGATGTATCAATATTAAGGGCCTTTAAGAGACATGAGGCTTTCTGCCGAATTTTATAAAAGCGTTCATTCTCAGATATAATCACGGCATACCCTCCTTTGGTATGCCACAATTATATAGCATTTTTTCACAGGTTTCAAGAACATATGTTCTAATTAGTGTAGGGACAGATTCCCAAATCAGCAAATAACGGTGCTAATTCTTCTTCTGTGTATGGCCATTTATTTCTAAGCATACTCCTGTTTTCCTTTGCTAAAAAAGATAATAACAATATAACTGGTTGTCGATATAATAATCTTTCTTGGTAACCTTTTTTTATTGCAATTTCTATTTCTGGATGCTTATACAAATAGTCTTTAAGTATTTCAGGTGTAATTTGATTGTTTATATCTTTAACCGCATCATATATAGTAATGTTTAGCCTTTCTGAAATATCTGGTGTTAATATTTGAGAATAAATATTATTCAATATGTTTAAAAATTCATAATCATTTTGATATTTTTTCATAATCGCCTCCTTTACATTGTCAAATAGCTCATTCGTTGTCTCAATAAGGGCCATACTTCGCGCAACTAAACGGTGTACCTTATCAGGGACTTGAAAGGTCGGCTTATATATAGTGTCATGAGTTAATTCCGAATATGCATGCTGGAGCAGGGTTCTAATTTGAATCTCACAGGGAGTTCTTTCTTTTATTATAACATCTTCGTATTCAAAATTCTTGGTGCTTTTTACTACATAATGTACAGACTGATATTCAAAAACTGTAGGAGACTTAAATTGCTGATCTTCGTAGTCTTTATCTAAAGAAGCTTCCCAATATGGAATTTTGCAAATAATATCTTTCAGAATTTCAATTTCACTTTCTAATAAAACAACAAAACGAGTACCAACTTTATCAGTTATTTGGGCATAAGGATCCGTATAATTCTTATCTTTTCTATAAAAAGCCTTTTCAATAAGTGAATTTAATGATTTTACTCTTGGTTTTGGAGGAATCTTAAAAAACATATCTATGTCAATATTTTGTGGGATATGCTCAATAACGGTACGTGTAACAAAATTCCCCCAAGCTCTATACATAGGAATTTCCTTTTCAAACAAACTACGAAACTCTTTTTGTGTCATTGTTGCTCCTTTATCTTACCTTTAATTTTTAGTCTAGTATAATTAGGTTCATCACAGCTTTCAATAATTACCAAATCATTAAATGAATCTGATGGAGCAGTAACTTTCACTTTAGTATTAAAACTAAGGCGCCTAAGACGAAGATTTCTTTCGATTAATGATATATCTTTAGCAATGGCTCTTGATGGAAAATTATTTTGATTCATATATTGACGATATAAATCTTGTAACGCTACTCCGAAATAGGTCTGAGCAAACTCTGAACGATTAATAATAGTCTCTCGGTTGAGCTTTAAGTAATTGCATAATGCACTATGAAAATCAATTTTTTCTTCATCAGATATATCAGCATTATTTATAAAATCTTTGGTGAGAAAAAAGAAGTCCTTTGTTAGCTTCTTATTTGTTGGTTGTAGGTCACAACCTAAAAAGTCTCTATAAAAATAGCGCGCAGCATTTTGTTTATCGGCATTACTCATGTTATGATCATAAATAGTTACTTCAAATTCATCAGAAGCCCGCAATGTCTCTTCAATATCAATTAATCCTTCTTTTTCAATAAACATAGCCACTTTATATAATTTTTGATACCTTGTGAGTAGCAACTCGGCTATATATGTAAGATTAAGTTGCTCATCATTTGCATCTAAAGCAAATCCTTCTTCGCTTTCAGCTTTCATAACAGCAATGAAATTTTTGTCTTCATGTATAGTTCCATTTAAGTATACAATTATTCCCCCGGGGATACGAGTTGTATTTTGCTTAGATGCTAATACTTCCGTTAAATGCTTTGAAGTTTCTATAAAATCTAAATCGTTAGAATAAATCATTCTCGCAAGCTTTTGGAATGTTGATTCTTCACCGGATTCTCTTATTATTAAATCCAAACTTCTTGAGTCTTCTCCTAAAGCTTCAACAATTCGTAATTTAATAACATTTAATGCAATAGGTTCTAAAACTGATAAATTATTATTAAGTCTGACACGCTCATTTGATTCTCCAAGTTTATATACTTGATGGATAGCTACTCTATTAATGGCAAGATTCGAAATATTCATATAACCCCTCCGTACTAAAATCATCTTAATAATTTACTGCATCCCAAAAATCTATTTCATTGATGATACAAATTCTTTTACCCGCTTTCCTCATCTTCATTGCCTTTTCGATCTTTCGTCCATAACAAGCAAAAGCCCAGCAAGGATTTCCTTCATTTCCTACGATAAGATAATCAGTGCTATCAAGAACATTATCGTTATATATGCCACCAAGTGATTCTATTATCTTTGCAATTTCTGATCTCTTTGCTTTAGCAGACATACCAGTAAAGCAAAATAGTTTCCCTTCAAATTGAATATCAGGATTACTCATACAAATCCCGCCAATAGTGATCTCTTTACTTAATTGATTAATCTCAAGGGCATTAATGTTATAGGATTGTGTCGTATCTATAAATTCACTAAAGTAAAGCTTAAGGATATTTCGCTCTTGCTCATCAATTACCCCATCTTTTAAAATCGAGAGCAAAAGGCTGCATATTTCATCGTAGGGATATGAATTTACAAGATCCGTATTATCATCAAGCCAGTTTTGCAAGGCGTAGATTTCCTCATCAGTTATTACATTATCAGCAAGTATGCCATGCAATATGCCATGAAGCCTTTGGATATTAGATGTAATGCTATCATAATATTTCAATGGATATCTATAGTGATCACAAACCCAAAGAATGTCTTCTACTTCTTCGCGCGTCAGTACATAATCACGTAATGCCTCATCAATTATCGGGATAACATCTTTAAAGAAACTCTTATTTATGTATGGTCTATGTAAATTACACCAATAAGATAACTCTTCGACTTCCTTGCTGTTTATTTTTCCGTCGATCGCTATTCCTTTAAGTATTCCCTCTAAAGTCATAATAGCTTTATCTCGTTCAGCCTTGGTCATATATTTTTTGAAAGACATATTATCATATTGGTCAAGCGATCTCGCTGTTTCCATGCCGAATCCTCCCCGAATAATAAAATAAAAAAATCAAGACACTATAATGCCTTGACTTAAGATGTCGCCTTTAAGCTGATTTAAAAAATTTATATCTTGATTCAATTAATTTTCATCAATAAACTCTTTCACAAGCTTAGTTACGAGTTCCAACTGCTCCGGGGTGAGTTTCTTAACATCCCGGAAAAGCACTTTTGCCTCTGGGGGCCAGTCATCCTCATTATTTGTATTACCTAATAGATCATCAATTGTTGTACCGAAAATTGAAGCGAGCTTTTTTAATGTAGCACTATCTGGTTCAGCTTTTCCAGTTTCCCATTTAGCTACAGCCTGCTGTGACATACCAATCATTTCAGCTAATCTTGCCTGAGATATATTTAAGGCTTTTCTGTAGCGCTTTATTGTTTCAGATAACAAATCACTCGCTCCTTTAATTACATTATACAACATGCGGTTGTTGTCACAAGATATTACAACAAAAAATATTTTATTTCACTATTGACAACTACCTAAAGTAGTAATAAAATAAAACTACCAGAAGTAGTAATTGGCGAGGTGAATAACGTGAGAAAGTGGTTAAAGCAGATTCGAAACACGAAATGTTTATCACAAGAACAAGTTGCAGAGCAAGTTGGAATATCACAGCAGTTTTATAGCTTTATTGAAAGTGGGGAACGAACCCCATCAGTCGAAACCGCCCAAGCCATAGCCAACGTCTTAGGCTTTCCCTGGACCAGATTCTTTGAGTCGGAGCAAGAAGCAAGTTAATCATAACTGTTATTAAGGAGGTGAAATAAGCAATGTCACAGCAGGAGAAGAAAAACGACATTCAGATCTGCCCTGAATGCCATAAGGAAAATGATATAATAAACAATTTCTGCATTTTTTGCGCAAATCAATTGAAGGAAAACCCTGTTATTATTGACTATCGTGCTCGTAAATCAGAGGCTTAATGTATCCAGCTTTGAAGTACTCTGTTTCGCTACCGCACTGGTCACAATAGCAATAATCAGCAGGAAATGAGTAGGGTTCGTCTCCGTTATTCATCAGGCAATCAGGATTTGTGCAATAATTAGCATCAAGTTCAATCCCACAATTTCGGCAGTAGATGGCATTTTCTTGATGTTTATCACAACCACACTTTACACAAACCATATTGAAACCTCCTTTCAAGAAGATTTTACCAATATGAATGAAGTCATGCAAGTTAAGGAGTGAGGTCATGCCTTCTATTGATGATGAAAAAATCTATTTTGTCGGTCTTTCTGATCGTGATTCAGCAGATCATACACATTACATATGCACCTGGAGCGAAAATAAAGTCGAGATTTTAGTTTGGTGCAGGTTTGTAAGTAAAAAGTTCGGTAGCAATACTGTAATGATTAAGCTCAATGGAAAAACATTAAAACACTATCTGCATGTGCAGCGTTAACTGTATCACACTGCTTGTCACAAAGCATATAAGGCAAATAGACAGATCCGGAGGTGAGAAATATGCCCAATGTTCCGTCCGGTACAACCGGTAATGTAGTTGAAGAATACAAGATCGGAAACACCAAAATCAGAATATGCAACGATGCGTACATAAACCGTAGCCCGGAGGAAATTGAGCAAATCCTCAAGCGGATTAATTCTTTATGCCTTAATTTCGTAATGTCCGATAGATATAAGCCATCCCAGTAGCTCACATGATGAAGTGCCATTCCCTGCGCAGGGGAAAGGAGAGCAAGAGGCTCACCTTCATAGAGATGTGAAGCATGGTCTATTGCATGTCTTAAGTATAACCGGATCGGAGGTGAAATGGAATGCAGAATGAGTGCATGAACATCTATAAAAAAGCCAGATTGGCTGCAGGTATAAAATCCCAGCAGATCGCAGCAGAGCATTTGCATATAAGTGTAAGATCGTTGGCGGACTATGAAACAGGTGTAACTGTACCACCGGAAGATGTTGTATGTGGCATGATAGAGCTCTATAGGAATCGCTGGCTTGGATACCAGCACCTGCAAGAGCACAGTGAAATAGGTCGTCGTTACCTGCCGAAGATCCAGGAAACCGATCTGGCAGTTGCGGTTTTAAGACTCCAAAAGGAAGTCCGGGATATTGATAATATTCACTCCACAATGGTTGAAGTCGCTTGTGATGGAAAGATTGACCCTCATGAGAAATCATTGTGGGGTAAAGTGGAAAAGGAAGTCAGCGATGTAGCCGGTGCAGCCATGGCTTTAGTTTTCGTCGGATCAACTACTTAAGATGAATGGGAGGCAATATGAACATACGGCTTTATTTAAAGGATTATCCTTATATAAATGATCAAGTGCTTGATCTGCAGAAGGAGCTTAATAAGCTAATCAGGAACAAGCATGAGGCATATTGTACCCTTCAGGCCATGGCTATTACTGGTGTACCATCTGAGAATAACAATAACATCTATGATGTGTCCAACACCGTTCAGATCCTTATAGACCGGTTCGACCGCAAAATAATTTATTTTACAAACAAGATCAATGCACTGCTCGATGAAAAAGCCCTGTTCGAAAAAGCATGGTTCAGCAGCAATATAACGAATGAAGATCGTACAATTATTCAGCTGAAAAGCTTTGAACATAGATCATGGCGTGAAATTGCAAAGATCGTGAAGTATTCCGACAAGCAATGCCAGCGCCTTTTTGATAAAGCTATTTTAAAGCTGCAGCTCGAAGTGGACAAGCTTCTATCACCAAAAGAAAGGAGGCTGCCATAACAGTGATAAAAGGCATTGATCCAAGACTTATCGGAACATACTGTATTGTCAAAGACCCTTATTATGGGACGTACAAAGGAGTTATAAAAGGAACTCATAAATGTTACTCAGATATTCCTCGGATAAAGGTCCAAATTCTCGAATGTATTGAACCTCCAAGCCAGGTGGCTATTTTAAATAAAGCAGCAAGGGTTGATCGGAAGCCGTATCCACCCGGAAGCATACATCATTTTTCGATTAATGAGGTAACTCCCATGCTTGAGGTTACTGCATAGAAAGCTCATTGGAGGAAATGCGTATGAGTAAACAAGCGAGAGCGGATATGCTGGTATTGTTTCTGTGCCTTTTCGCAGGCATCCTTGGGGGCATCCTTATTGTTGGTTGTAACATGATTATTCAAGCAAAGACGGATGTTGAAAATGTGAAAAACGAGTTGACTATCATTAGTGAGCTTAAAAGCCAGATAAACCAGCTGAAAGAAGATATCAAGCGGATCGATGAACAGATACAGCCACAATACATACCTGAGACCGAAGAAACTATAACACCAGAAGAAATTAAGGATCCAGCAGGAATAAGCCGCGGTGCTCAGAGGCCAGAACCTATCAAAATGAAAGTAACCGCATATGACCTGTCATTCCAGAGCTGCAGGAAGTATCCGGATCACCCAGAGTACGGAATAACTGCATCAGGCACCAGGGTAAAAGAGTGGCACACTATCGCTGCAGGCCCGGAGCTTGCTTTCGGTACAAGAGTGTTCATCCCATATTTTCAGGACAAGCCCAATAAAGGTATTTTTACGGTCGAAGACAGAGGATCTGCAATCAAAAATGGCTGCATTGATATTTACATGCCCGATTACGAAGACTGTATGGAATTTGGAGTAAGAGAGCTTGAAGTTTACATATTAAATTGAATCTATCGCGAAGACCCGACAGCACTCGGAGAGCGTAGAGAGGCACGAATAGGCTGGTGCTGCATATATAAACCAGCAATCTAATACACTGGGTTGCTGAATTGGGCAGGGTGCTGCCTGCCATCTTTTTAAGCGGAGGTAAGGTTATGAACAAAGTTTTTCTTTTGGGCAGATTCGTCGCTGATCCAGTGATTAGATACACGACAAACAATATCCCAATGGCCAGGTTTCGGATAGCTGTCAATCGGCCAGGAAAACCCCAGGAAGGGCAGCCAAACGCGGATTTTTTTCAGATTACTGCCTGGAAAGGAACCGCAGAGTTCGTTAATAAGTATTTCCGTAAAGGACAGCAGATTCTGATTAAGGGATATCTTCGGAATAATGTCTGGAACGATCAGCAAGGCAACAAGCAATATCGAGGCGCTCCGAATGCTCCAAGCAATTCAGATCCTGCAGGACAACCTTATAGTGAAAACAGTGTTTACAGCCTGAACGAAGATGATGAGGATCTACCGTTTTGATCATAGTCCCATAAAGGAGGGAAGGAAGATGAAAAGACTGACAAAACGAATAAACGGTAATGAATATGCCTTGTGCGGCAATGTGATATACGCAAAATGTGAAAACTGTCAAAACAGATTACCTAAATGCTACGAGGATGATTGTCATACAGAAATTGAAGTATTACAAAAACTTGCCACATACGAGGACAGCAACCTCAGTCCAGAGGAAGTTATGGAAATGAAATCGCTGTGTGAAAAGACTTATGACGACTTAAGGTATAGGCTCCGAAAATATGAGCAAGCGGTGGAGGAAGCAGAAAAGGCGCTGGGGGGTGGGGAGTGATGATTGAATTACATTTCCTTCAACTCGGAACCATCATCGTAGTGTCTTTTTGGCTTGGAACAGTTATAGGACAAAATTTTCCGTGGAGGCATAAGTGATGACAACTGAAAAACAGATCCGTTATTACAAATACCTCTGTACAAGGCTTGGTCAGGAGCCAGACGATGACTTTGAAAACATGGATAATTTAGAAGCCAGCACAGCCATCGATGAACTTAAATTCTTGCTGGATGAACGAGAGGGGATTAAGAAAGAGTAGGTCAAATTTCGGAATTAATGTGAAGGGGTGAAATCTATGAAATATGCAATCGAATATGAACATCTGCAAGACGAGTTGATAACTGACAAAGCCTCTAAATGGCATTTTAATCAAGTAAAAGAAACAGCCAACAGATATAAGTTGGAGTTATCAGATGAAGACTTCAAGCGATTGTTTAAACTCCAAAGAGCAGATAAAGACATAGGCTGGATAATGGACCAGATGAGTATTTTAGGGATGTCTCTTGTAGATGCTCTTGTTTCTTATATCGTTTATTAATTCGCATTCTAAATTAATTGTTCCCATGTCGTCCGCTGGAACGATATCCAGCCCAATACTGCGCGGACTATCAAAATGAGAATGGCGCATGGGTTTTAGGAAGTCCTGAACGAAGCCCCCGAAGCTGGCACCGGCTATAGTGTCGATGGGAATAAACGGCAAGCAGCCAGACATGAACCTTTCCCCGCCCGCCGGAGCGAATCCGGCCCAGCCGTAAGGCAGAAATTAAATGCTGTGCAGGAGGTAAAAACAAAGACCTTGTCCCGCCCCGGACACGATCGGGGCCCACATATTCAATCATTAAAATCTATAGAAAGGAGCAAAACAGGATGAATCTTAATGAACTTGCTAAAGAAATTCACCGAAACGCAGTAGATCACGGCTGGTGGGAAGAAAAGAGAACATTTGGCGATATTATATCCCTTTGCCATAGTGAACTTTCAGAAGCGCTGGAAGAATACAGAAAAGGATTCAAACCAGATGTGATCTATTTCTGTTGTAATCAAAATCCTGCAATAAATGTGCCCTGCGTATTTAAGGAAAACGAGTTGAGTTATTGTCCATATGCAGAAGTAAAGCAGGGAGATTGTGAATACAGGGATAGAAAGCCAGAAGGGATCCCTATTGAACTTGCCGACTGCATCATCCGTATCCTGGACTACTGCGCATATACCGGTATAGACATTGATAAAGCTATCCAAATCAAGCATGAGTATAACAAGACCCGCCCGTATCGGCACGGAGGGAAGGCCATATAAGAGAGAAAAGTAAGGGGTGTACATATGAGAGAGCTGATAATCGACAGTTTCGCCGGAGGTGGCGGTGCCAGTCTCGGGATCGAGTTAGCAACTGGAAGAAGTGTTGATATAGCAATCAATCACGATGAAGCAGCTATTCTGATGCATAAAACGAACCATCCTACAACAAAGCATTACTGCGAGAATATCTGGGATGTGGATCCAATAGAAGCCACCGGTGGAAGGCCTGTCGGACTGATGTGGGCAAGTCCGGACTGCAGGCATTTCTCCAAAGCCAAAGGCGGTAAGCCGGTCGAAAAGAAGATCCGCGGCCTTGCCTGGGTGGTCCTGAAATGGGCCGGGAAGGTCAGGCCAAGGATGATCATCCTCGAAAACGTCGAAGAGTTTGTGACTTGGGGGCCGGTAAGGAAAGGGCGGCCTGTCAAGAGCAAGAAGGGAATCACCTTTGAGAAATTCAAGTCCCAGCTGCAGGCGCTGGGCTACCAGGTTGAACACCGGGAACTCCGGGCATGTGACTACGGAGCCCCGACAACCAGGAAAAGATTCTTCCTCATAGCACGGTGTGATGGAAGACCTATTGTCTGGCCGGAGCCAACACACGGGGATCCCGACAGCTTGGAGGTCCGCTGCGGCCGGTTGAAGCCGTGGAGGACGGCGGCAGAAATCATAGACTGGTCGTTGCCTTGCCCAAGCATCTTTGAGAGGGAGAGACCCCTCGCAGAGAAGACACTACGCAGGATAGCCAGGGGAATCCAGAAGTTTGTCATCGAGAACCCTGAGCCGTTTATTGTACGCGAAGCGGCACCATTCTTGATTCAGTATCACGGAGAGCGATCCTTAACTGGGTTATTCAACGGTATAAGGAAGAACAGCGAAGAAAAAAGTGGGATAAGCCGTCAGGCAACATTTTTCCAGTCACCGAAGGAACCGCTCCACACCATCACAACATCGCCGGGGCACTTCGCGGAGGTTCAGGCTTTCCTAATGACCTACTACGGCAATGGTGGCGATATAGGCCAGCGCCTGGACGAGCCGCTTCGAACTATCACGAGTAAAGACAGGTTCGGGATCATCACCGTGGCCGGTCAGGAATATCAGATAGTTGACATTGGTATGCGGATGTTGACGCCGCGGGAGTTGTTCCGAGCCCAAGGCTTCCCGGATGATTACATCATCGACAAGGATTATACCGGAAAACCATATCCGAAAAAAGAGCAGGTTGCCCGTTGCGGTAATGCGGTACCGCCACCATTCGCAGAGGCATTGGTCAGAGCAAATCTGCCGGAACTTTGCAGAAAAGAGAAAGCAAGCTAAGGAGAGAACCGTGAAGGCGTGGACAGGAGCCGTGTGTGAAGGATCGGGAAGAATTGAGATTATCTTTTATTAATGAAGGTGGAGGAGTTAATATGCCAAACAGGATTATAAAAGAATCAATTTGCACATCAGACACATTAGACCAGTTGTCCTGGTTCGAGGAGGTATTCTTCTACCGCCTGATCGTTAATTGTGATGATTACGGGAGGTTTGATGCAAGACCTGCCATATTAAAGTCAAGGTTATTTCCTCTAAAGACCGTAACTGAAAAACAAGTTTCTGATGCCCTACATAAGCTATCGACGGTAGGTATTGTAACCGTGTACGAGTATGACGGAAGACCGTACCTGCAATTGGTAACTTGGGATAAACATCAGCAGATACGAGCAAAGAAGAGTAAATACCCTGCTTATGATGAAACTTGCAAGCATATGATATCAGATGATATCATATACCCCCGTAATCCAATCCAATCCGAATCCAATCCGAATCGTAATAATAGTGCGAGCAAGTCGCACGGGTTTGTACCTCCAACGCTTGAAGAGGTTGCTGCATATTGCAAAGAGCGTAAAAACGGTGTAGATCCTCAGAAATGGTACGACTTTTACAGTGCTAAAGGCTGGTACATAGGGAAAAACAAGATGAAGGACTGGAAGGCAGCGGTTAGAACCTGGGAAAAGAAAGACAATTCACAAAGGGGTGATCCTCAGTATGTCGACTTCACAGGAATCGGTAAACGAGTGGGTTAATCTTGAGGCTGAGCAAAACCTGATTGCCTGTATGCTTAGTGACAGAGATACAGTCGGATATTGTGCTAATGCACTAGAGCCAAGTGATTTTTATGACACTAAACTGAGACAGATCTTCAGAGCAATCAAGGAACTCTGGATTAAGAACAAATCAGTGGACTTGATCAGTGTCTCTGCAGAAAGCGGCATTGATATGGCTGAAGTTGCTGAGATAATGGCAAGCAACATTATCATGCAGGGGATTAAAAATCATGTGAATATCGTGAAAACACTATCTCTTAAGCGACAAGCTGTTGTTACAGCCAGAAATATTATCCAGGAACTTAATGAAAAGCGCTTTGACAAACCACATGAAGTTATTCAGTACATACAGGGGAAACTTGATCTTTCCTTGCCAAAATTGGAGCGATCGCCTGAAGATATGCTGACAATAGCTGTTGAAGTCATGGATTATATGGAGGGTGTGGCAACCGAAAAAATAAAACCTATCAAATTTGGCATCAGAGATATAGACGCATTTACAGGTGGTTTGTGGAATTCAGAACTGACTATTATTGCAGCTGGTCCTTCGACGGGAAAAACGGCTTTTGCTTTGAATATTGCTCATAACGCAGCGAGGAATGGATTCAAAGTCGAATTCTTCTCTCTTGAAATGAATCGTATACAGATAGGCTCAAGGTTATTTGCCCAGACTGAGCTTATACAGGCTGAAATGATGAGGAATCCTCGTGTTGTATGGGATCAGGCTAGCAAGGAGCTTGCCCAGGCTTCAGAAAGGGTTGCAAGGTTGCCTATCACGATTGATCAGACCAGTAACACTATTCAGGAAATCAGAAATAAATGTGAGCGCAAAAGGGAACTCGGTCAGCTTGATCTTGTGATAGTGGATTATTTGCAACTTTTGAAATCATCTGCAAGGCATGAATCGCGTCGGCAGGAATTGGATTTCATCAGCCGGGAACTCAAACTGCTGAGTACTAACCTGGATATTCCAGTAATAGCTCTGTCTCAACTTAATCGTGAAGGCCAGAAAACAAATAAAAGGCCTCGGTTGTATGACTTAAGAGAAACCGGAGCTATTGAGCAAGATGCAGATAATGTCATCTTCTTACACAATCCGGATCCTGATGAAACAATCGGAGCAAAACTGGTTGAACTTGAAATCATCATTGCTAAGCAGCGTAGTGGAAGAACCGGAATGACAAAGTTGATGTTTAACAAGAACTATATGAAATTCTACGGAATGGAGCGATGATCATGACTGAGGCAAGGAAAATGGAGCTGTTGCAAGAGCAGGTACAGAGTATGGCAAAGAGCTATGTCAGGTTATTAAGAGCCAAGGACAGAGAGATAGAGACCTTAAGGGCAAGAATAAAGGAGATGGAAGAAAGTCAGGCTGAGAGTATTCTTGCTACATGTATGAGCAGTAATACCATGGAAGGGCAGATGTGGGATTGATGGCAACAGTTATTGCAAAAAGCTATTTCTCTGGAGCTGGCGGAATGGATCTGGGATTGGTTAGGTGAACATACGAAAGGAGATACTTGAATGAATAAATCAAAAATTGAATGGTGCGATAGCACTTGGAATCCTGTCACGGGATGCTT